CACCAGTGGAGCGAACCACTGAGATAAAAAAGACATCGTGTACACCTTGGAAAAGTGTACTATACACTTCAGGAGAGATCCTGAGTGTATTTCATCTGTTGTCGAAAGCGTTGACCAAGCATATTGCTTGGGCTAACAAGGAGGCTGGCAGAATTGAAAGAGCTACTAACCTTGAGGGTCTTGATAAAGACTGGACTCAAGATAAGTTGGCTACTGTAATAGAACAAAAATTTTTAAAGAGGAGACTCTTTAAAGATATTCATGTTACAATACAGGTCAAATCTGCGAGCCAAGCCGCTGCGTTCAAAGTTATATTTGATACTTGCGGTTTGGACCTACTTGTTACGCTAAAAGGTAATTCACTAATAGTTAGTGGAATTGCCTGTGATAGGAAATGGTGTGTAAGTGCTTTACAGGTCTCAATTGGGTTCATTGAGATTTTAGCTGATCATGATAAAGATTTTTTTAATATTCATGACACTAACACTATTTCATCGGTGCTTCGCGTCCTGTTGAACCTTAGTTCATATAGTGACTTTATTAATTTAGTAAAGTACTCAACAGGATGGATGCATGCTAGAAGTTTAAAGCAAAAGGTTTTGCCTGAGTTACCTTCCTTTTGGAAAGGAGGTGCTCCACTTCTCTTCTCCGGTAGTATACGACGATTTTTAAAAAATAGGATCGTATCCGGAGGAAAACCAGTTAATCAACATTTGTTCTGGTCGGTTGCACAGTTAAAAAGATGTGCGGCTGTTGTACCTGATGATTTTGTGCAATCATCGCTTGAGAAACATCAAGCTGCTATGACAAAAGATAGCAAGGTTTGTCATCCTCTCTTCCTTGATCAATTTAAGTTAAAACTTGATCAAGTTATTTCCAGTATGAGGAGAGATGCTGACGTAAGTAGGATATGTGAGTATTCTTCAAGTGCGTGTTTTGAGCAGTCCCGGTGTGCTGGCGGTGCCAAAGCGTTCTTAATGAAGAACTCGATTGTTCAAGGTGACACTAGTGACGATGAACTCCTAAAGATGGACTTTTGTCCGTATAAAGGGTTATCGGAACGTCGTGGTTATATTACACAAGATTTTAATACAGTCATGCTAGATTATCAAAAGCGTGAAGAGTATTATAAACCATGTGAGGCGAAGGTTTATTCAATATGTGAACCTTTAAAAATTCGCAATATAACGGCGTCTAATGCGTATCCTTATGCATTAGCTAGTGGTATGCAGAAATGGATGCATACTTCGTTAAAATCTTATCGACAGTTTCAGTTGATAGGGGAGCCTCTTGATAGTAATTTCGTTAATGATTTTCTATTAACTGGTAAGCCCGGTGATAAGATTGCCTCTGGGGACTTTAGTGCTGCTACAGATAACATTAAAATTGAATTAACAAAGCTAACATTTGAAAGAATGTTAACCGAGTTAATCCACTTTAATGATTTAAGTCTAGACCACGCAGACGTTTTGAGAAAAGTTCTCTATGAACATATAATAAACTATCCTAATTTTAGTTTACTACAACCTGTTAGACAAGTTAATGGTCAATTAATGGGTTCAGTTCTTTCGTTTCCGATCTTATGTATCATCAATTTGATTACATATTGGATTGCTGTTGAGCCTAATGTTGAAAGGTTCCAGGATCTGAACGTCATGGTTAATGGCGATGATATTATGTTCAAGTGTAGTGATGAACAGTATCAGGATTGGTTAGATACATTAGAACAGGCTGGTTTAACACCATCACCTGGAAAGAATTTCTTTCATGAAAAATTTGGTACTGTTAATAGTGCCCTCTTTTTTCAGAAAGGTAGTATAGGCAAGCAAGTTACTCAGTACATACCGTTTTTTAATGTAGGTATGTTACTTGGTCAGAGTAAAGTCGCTCGTGTATCCGAGGAGGAATGCGATAAGCCGATTCATTGTTTGCATCAGCATGTTATGGAAGGGTCTCTTAATAAGGTTAGAGCTGATAGTAGATTTCGTGTATATAATAAAGAAATTTTGATTAAATCATCTACTATGTATGATGGTACTGTTTTGAATTGGTACCTTCCTAGATCCATTGGTGGACTAGGTATGCATCTACCTGACGGTTTTAAGTTTCGCGATGAACGTTCAGTTCAGAAAGCGAATACCGTTTTAATAACAGATCGTCAGCGTGTTATAGCTTACGGTCTTAGAGAATCCTGGTATAAGGATGACCTTACGAAAATTCCATTCAAACCAATAGGGTTTTTGGAAGATCCAGATATAGAACAATGGGGTGATATTAGACGACGTACTGCTTTAAAAGTACAGTTTCGTGATTGTCCTATGTTGCCAGAGTGTGATATGTTACCTAATGAGTATCACCCTCCTAATTGGTATTTACCCTCAGTTGGTGTGTCAGAGAAAGAATGTCTTAGATATATCTTTAAAGGACTCAACTGGAAGAGATTTTCAAAAGTATCTCTTATAGATTCAGGTTGTTTAAAATATTGTGTAACAAAAAATGAGTTTCTTACAGAAGGTAAGAAGTTCTACAATATGATAAAGATTGATAATAATCACCTGTTTCAGGAACTAGTCGTTTATAAGAAACGAAGTTCAAGGGTAATTAGAGAAGTTCCATCAGGTGCTTTGTTAAAAGCAATGGTAGATCCTATAGAGGACTACTACCTTTAGATGCTATCTCTAGTTGAGAATCATTACTCTCTTCGGTTAGAACACAAGGTGTGTGAGCCGATAATGATAGAGTTGATTTAGTAAGAAGTTCTTATGA